TATCTTAGGTATGCCTTTGTTTTCATCAGTGGGTAACCGGGGAGGAGGGCCAGCTAGTCCAACCGTAGATAGGATAGACCCAACAAAGGGATACACAAAAGAGAACGTGCATGTTATCAGCAGAAGGGCCAACACACTCAAGAGCGATGCTTCGCCGGAAGAGTTGCGTAAGATATGTGAGTGGATTAGGAACTACTGGCTAGAAAAGGACTCGTAAACCCAGTCCTTATTGAATGACTTATCTTCACGTATAAACTTCCTGAAGTGTTTCTTCATCCATTCCTTGGGGAATGTTACACCACTAACTCTTCCGCCATCACCAGACATCTCTCTTACTGTGCCCTCTTTATCTCTGTCGTTCTTCACAAGAAAGCGAAGCCTCGACACTTCAATCATCCAAGCACCTTCGTTGGTGACAATCACCCAGAAGTCTGCCTTGGTTCCCCACACTCCACTGTCTACTCCGTTACATGCTTCTTCTATAAACACGTTGCCTGTAGACTCACACTTCCTGTCGTGCTTGACTTCACACGTGAAGGACGGGTTGTGAATGTCGTAAGCCTTTCTTGTTTCGTAGTCTTCGGATTCATTTAACTCTGTGTCGTGCCATCCTGATAGTTTAAGCACATCTCTAACCATATGTTCAGCACCACGAGCGAAGTCTAAGTCATCATCAAATGTCATCAGCATCTTCTCCTCCTTCAAAGTAACCACATTCAGGACAGATATGATTCTTCTCAAACATTTCCCGAACACCATTCAAACACTCTTGGCAGAAAGCAAATTCAATTATACCTATGTACCCATGCACACCCTCATTGCAGGCAAGGAAGTGTGTGCTACAGATACAGCATGTAAGTATGTCTTCATTCAGAGAGTTCATTTAACTTCTTCATTTGGTACAAACAAAACCACAGGGACAGGGCAAACAAAAAGAAAACAGCAGGAGTCTTGATAAGATAATCAACCATTCCCAACACTCTCATACTTAAAACACTCAAGAGCTATCCAACTTTCATTAACTCTTTTTGGGAACTCTTGGTCAGTGAACTTAATGGAGTAAGAGTTCTCGCCTATCCTCTTGATGTAGTCTATATTATCAAGTGTTATCTCCACCTTCTTGAATCGGTAAGGCTTCGGCAATTTCACCCCAGTCTTTGAGGTAGTGGATAACTGCCCATGGCTTCCCATTCTTTCTATGCAGGACAACAGGAATTTGACCTGCTTTTCTGTCTGCGTCAGCTTGCTCAAGAGCTGCGTACAAGTTAAATCTTTCGACACGTTTCACCTCAAAGTGTATCTTATCTATATCTGTTATCAGGTCTGAGTCTCCAGCCACGCCGCAATACTGCTGCGCCCTGCGTGCGGAGATACCTAAATCCTGAAGGGCTTTGGCTGCTTCACGTTCGCCTCTCTTCCCTTTATCTCTTGACATCTTACCCATCATCTTCCTTTCCATTTGTATCTATAACTTCTACAATTGGAGTGTCCCATTCGACACGAGGCTTACCTGCCCATCTGCGTTCTCTCTCTTCCAATGTCCAACTATCCTGTATCTCTAAGCATACCCTTACGATACGCTCATCCATAAGTCTAGCGGCCTCTCTCTCTGTGATACAAGAGATAACAACCACATCCTCGTGAGGAGGATATGGCATAGACAGATAGGCAGGCTCACCCGTTTCGGAGTCCAATATGTATTTGCTTCGTTTCTTATTCATTACCAACGGAATTGTTGGCGTGGTGCATCAAAACGAAGTGGAACCTTTGCTGTACGAATAGGGCCATTCCTACGTTTGGCAATCTGTATATCGTACTTCTTCTTGTCTTGGTTATATCCACCACGAGCGTGCCACCACCCAAACATAATGAGGTCAGCGTCTTGCTCCAGTTGTCCTGACTCACGTAAATCAGAACCATTGAAGTGTACATTCTCCCTACGCTCCACCTCACGTGAGACCTGACAGAGTGCTAGCACTCCGACATTATGTTCTCTTGCTGAGGTCTTAATGCGTTGAGATATTTCAGTCACAGCTTCATACCTGCCGTTCTTATTATTAGTTCTTAACAACTGCAAATAATCGACAGCTACTAGCTGAACCCCCTTAGCTGCATAAGCAGCCATGTTCTTTTCAACCTGTTCGATAGTAGATATGTTGCGGAAGTAGAATGGAAGTTTCCCTAGCTTCTCTTTAGCTTGGCTAAGGATAGCATCCTGCTGTTCCTTCCATTCTCTTTCATCATTCCCCATCAGGTTCATGACTACACGACGACCAATTTCCTTCTCGCCCATCTCCGCATTGAGCATAAGTACAGGAGTACCTTTACTGGCTTGATAAGTAAGCCACTGTAAAGCGATAGCTGACTTGCCGTGACCCGGCCTTGCAGCTATGATTGCCATCTCGCCCCGCCCAACCCCATCAATAGATGCGTCGAGAGGAGCCACACCACTGGCTAAATAGTGTGCAGTACCCATACCCGTTATAAACTTCTCTGCACATGAGAACAGCGTTGACTCTTCGCTCCCCTCATCAAGAGTTTTCTTTTCTTCACGTGTGCTTAGGTGCTTGTAAGCATTGTCTACAGTCAACTCAATCCAGCTATCTGGCTTAGAGTAACTGTGCTTCAGCATCCAAATCTTTATTGCACTAACGATGTCCCCCGTTGGGACTCTATGGTACACCAAATCCCTAGCAATTGCATACACAATATTAGACTTAGTGCCTTCTTTGAATCCATTAGGTACAGTACCATTCCAAGAGCGAGACAAGTCAGAGTTGACAACAGCTAGCAGTTTAGCCACGCTCTCGGGGAGTTCTTCGCATCCCTCAATTACAGGAGTCTTTCTCTCCTTGTATCCATGAGCATCGACAATATCATCTAGCTCTTTAATAGTTATCAACTCAACCCCATCAACACCTACATCATCAGGCCCGGCATTGGGGTCAATGACTCTTGATTCATTCCAATATGGTAAGCGTACCTGATTACCTATTCCCCCTTCACGTAGCTTGTCTTGTCTTGGGTAGATTTCTTTGTACCCAATTCCAAGTTTGTCATCGACCGTATCCCAAAGGAACCGTGCTTTGGCTGCGTCAACTGGCTCCGAAAAGAACAGCCACACGTGAGCACCATTGCCACTGCTACTAATTTCAAACATAGGGTCAAGCCCCATTTTCTTAAGGTGGTTGTATGTTTCAAGAGCTTGCACCTTCCACTTAGGGTTAGGGTCGTTGTCGTGGTTATCAAAGTCTACACATGTACACTTAACCTTGTTGTCTTCATCCATCAGGTACACGCCGTAACATTCTTTCTGTTCCTTAACGTGCTTAGCTAAATACTTCTTAGCAGTTAGCTTCATCTTCTTTGGTCTCGGGTTAGCACCAACTGGTTGAACTGCTACTACGCCACTTCGTCCAGTAAATAATCCAACTACCCTTTCTGCTGTTGTTAATTCCATCTCTAGGTTCCTTATAAAAAAAGCATGAGGGAAGATGCCTCCTCCCCCATGCTGTAGACACAACTGTTAATTAAAACGGCGTTTCAGCACCCCCTCCATCCGTAGCCGGTGGAGTAGTTGGAGTTGCGTCTGGTGCAGCTTGCTTGAAATGGTGACCAAACAAATTATTAATATTCATAAGGTCAGTCTTATCAAGGGTAGGGCGTGAGCCACCACCTGAATTTGGTCGAGAGACTCTCCAGTTTTCATACTGACCATCCCACTTGTTGTAGAAGTTAGCTTTCTTGCCAACCAAACTAATGGGGTTGTCATCTGTAGAATCAATCCGGCTTGGGGAACCAGTAAAACCAAGCACCTCCAAATCCTTTGCTGCATACTCTGCACCTCTGTCACTAAGCAACATGTACACAGTTCGCTTTACTGGTGCGGGGAATTCATCAATCCCTGTACCATCGCTATTAACAAATCCGAACACGTTAATGTCCATCCAAATTTGAGGTATACCTTTATTCTTAGTTACGGTTAGTCCGTGTCCTAGAATCTCACCCTCATATAAACCAGTATCTAATTGCGGCATAGCTTTTCTCCTTACTTACTATTCTTTGCAACTTTGAAATTTTCCCAACCTTCGGCGGCTGAGTTACCTAAACTAAATGAAGCAGGCATATTGTGCCTGTTCTTTGCATCCCATGCGGCGGTGCGTTGTGAGTACGCCATGCGTATGTCACCACCTTTACCCTTGTTCTTGAACCCTTCCCTAGTGACGGAAGTAAAGTAGTTCATGAACAGGATTATGTCAGCCCACTTTGCAGTAGCCCCCCATAACTTGACGTTCATGTCAGGTGTGTACCTGTCATAGTCATTACCTTCGGGGTTACTAAAGGATTTAACCTGAGCATGAGCAGTACAGATTATACCGATACCCTTATTTCTAATCGAGTCCAGCTTTTTAAGCACCTTTGCCCACTCCTCTAAGGTAGTGGCGTACCCAACCCCAAACTCACCGAAACCTTTAACTCCCCAGTCACCATTAAACTTCGTAGCACATACATGCTCAGCACATAATTGAGCTAGTCCATTAACACAATCGACAATGAGAACCTTAGCCCCGGTATCACCCTCCAATACTGCATCCAGTATGTTCATGAACTCAGTGTAGGATTCAACCTCTGGAAAGTGTCGTACAGGTTTAAGTGCACCGCTACGCATGAGTGTTTCCAAGCCAGTCTCACCACGAGTCATAATGACTAGCGGGTCGGGTGCTTGTGCAGCAAAGGAAGTCTTACCGACTCCCTCCACTCCGTAGACAATCATAGCATCAGGTCGATGCCTGCCAGTGTCTGTAATCTGGCTCAGCAAGTCATTAACTTGCTCTTTCTTCACAGTCATCTTCTTCTCCTTTGTTTTTCCAGTATTCTTCTAATGCTAGATGAATAGCTGAACCAAATGTGAGTGCGGCTGAGGCAGGTCTGTCTGGCTCAATCTTCCGCACATAACGATAGTAATACTTCCTTCTGCAACTCATGAAGCATGATGCCTTGCTATGGCTAAGCGTAGTATCGCCGGATGTTTCACCACCCTTACGCTCCCTCCATACGACATCACTCTCCGAACTCAAGCCCCTGCACAACGATAAGTATTCGCATGGACTGTTGTAAGAGTTGCAAGAGTTAGTGTTCTGATACCAAGCACCCCGTGCTTCTGCACGCTGTATGTCATCTACTATCTGAAGTAGCTGAGTATATGTATCTTTAAGTGCTTCGTTGTCTCGGGTAATGTTGCCCACACGCACATAGTATTTCTCGTGCTGAGTTGTAACTGTGTGTAGGCATCTAAGGTAGTATAGGCGTATGTCTTCGGTGGCAGGTGTACTCTCCCAGTCCATATGCTCACCAACGTCATAGCCATAATACTGATTCCTCTCCTGAAGCTCTAGGCGGCTCCCTAACAGCTTCTTAGGTGTACCTATAGGTATAGACTTGGGCTTAATCGAGAGCTTTCTAATGACATCGTAGACCGTCTGAGATATAGGTTTGTCCTCAAGATATAGTGCAAGGTGGTATCTACTCACCTGCCCTTCATGAGTTAGCCGTGTAAAGTATGGGTGTAACTGGTCAGATAGGTCTTGCGTTGTGGTCTTATGTTCCATCATCACAAGGTCATGACCATAGCCGGACACGAGTGTGTCTACCTTACCTTTGTATGTCCACCCAGTATCACCAATCTCAAAGCCGACAACATCCTCAACTCCTTCAGTGTGCCATTGCTGTTCACCCCACTTGAGGTCATAGCCAACCATAAGAGCCTTAGCCTTAGCCAGTTCGATAGCTTCAAGCTCGGAGCATTTAAGTATCTCTAGACTTTTCTGTAATGGAGTCATCTGTTTGTCCTTTGCTTTTCACGAGTTCAGCGAACATGTATAGGCAGTTCTCGTACAGTTCATCACTATAAACGCATACGCCGATTGGTGCGAAGAGATGGTGCAAACCATCAATCTCATAGATTCGCCACTCGTCCTTGTCGTTAGTCCCTGAGTCCTCGTCATTTAATTTAATCATTTTTTTCCTCTTGTCAACCCCCACCTGTTTAGATTAAGGTGTGAGTATAATGGTGTTAAGCTGATAGTCTCTCTAGTTACGGGCGTCAGCCCGTTACCTAGTCACTACATACCCTCTAGTATGTAGGTTAAGCAATGGTATAATACATTCGTTAGTCCTCAGGCTAGCGGGTGTAGCCTTGTCCTTTGCTCCCCGCTAGCCTTTCTTATTAGAATGTCTCTGGATATCTGTCTACAATATTCTGGATAGTTTGCTTCTGCTGTTTAACCATACGTGCAGCTAACTCGTTATCCCTTTCTTTGCATATGGAGTTATAGTCTTCTCTCCAGTCGATAACACATTGCCCATCCTTTAGGTTCTGTATGTATCTCCGCACGCTATCGTAGGTAAAGAGTTTCTTCTTACGAGTCCTGAGGTTCCAAGCGTTTAGCTTGTTAGCAATTGCAGTTAAGCCAGCACCGTTATTCCTCAGATACAATATCACAGCAAGGTTCTTCTGTTCTTTGTCGAATGGTTCTAGCTTGTTAGAGTGTTGCTTAACCTTCCAGCCATAGGGAGCATTCCTTCCCGCCTTCTTCTTCTCATCCCACAGTGTTCTCTTAGCTTCTTTCATCTTCTTCTGGTTAGCCTTCCTGCCAGTGTCTATGAGTTTAGCTATCTTCTGTGTGTGAATTGAGAAGTCATTCAACTCACAGTATTCCTTTATCTTGTTTATTATGTTTGAGTCATGCACTGTCATCTCCTCGTACTAATCTGTCTAATGCCGTAGTTCTTTCGATAGCATCCACAGTGTTATAGGTTCCTTTGTTTATATACATACGTCTATATGTATTCTTATTCTCAATGCTTAGGTTTTCGTAGAACCTCTCAGCCTCAACAGATAGTTGGGCTTTGAGGTCATCGTCAATACTTAGGTCACTGCTCATATTACATTGTGCTCCTTCATGTAGGTAACCAAGCCATTGGTAGGATAGTCCTCTTGTGCAGGTAGGTTAAGCGCTTCAATTATCGAGTCGTATGCAAGAGACTTGCGGCTCCAACTTCTTAGCACACCGATAGTTTCTTCCTTACTGAAATCCCGGTCATTGACGCCTACCTCTCCATGTAACTCCTCGTATATATCACGTAGGTGGCAGAGGCTACCTGTGATATGCCTCTGAGATTCCTTGATAGTACCTATTAGGTGAACCCAGTTTACTCCCATTGATAGCTCGTCCCATCCCTCTCTGTTTGATAAGTCAGTGAGCACGCTATCCAGCATGTATAGTGCAGTCTCAAGTTGGTTTAGTTTCTTAGTTTCGCTCATCGGTTAGTCCTTTCCATTATTCTGTGTGTAAAGTATCCCACTGGTATCAGTAGGATTGGTATTAGTATGAACTGTATGAACTCTTCACTCATCTTCATCCTCCTTTTTG